TTTTAAACAAACAAAAAAATGGCCTTAATTAACGGAACAAATTTAACAATCAAAGTAGGCGGAGTAGCCTTACTAAAAGCAACCACTGCTAGCCTTGAGTTATCAGTAGATTTACCAGATGCAACCACTAAAGATTCAGCAGGTTGGTCAGAATTTTTCGCAGGTGTGCGTTCTTTCACTTTATCATCTGATGGTTTAGTAGATTATGCAACTGATGCAAAAGTAGAAACTGATGAGCTTGTAGCTTTATTAATTGCTCGTACTGCTGTAGCTGTAGAATTTTCAACTGCAACTTCTGGTGATATGAAATTAAGCGGTAACGCATTTATTACTTCTATCTCTCAGACTGCTGATATGGAAAGCCCTGCTGGTTTCAGCGTATCTTTTCAAGGAACTGGTGCATTAACCCAATCTACTGTATCCTAATTAAACTTCTTCGGGCGATAACCACATTTATTTAACGAAGAAAAATTATGACAGGTTATATTCAATTAGAATTAGGTGGTAAAAAGCGTGGTATCAAATTCGGTAACTACGCATTGATGGAATACTCAAAACTCAATGGTACTGGTGTAGCAGAGTTTGACGAAACAAATCCGATTAAGCTATGTGCTGACTTGGTATATTGTGGACTTAAAAACAACTGCTTCATTAAGAAAGAGATTGAGGACTTCACTCAGGATGATGTATTGACTTGGGTAGATGATATGCCTATGAGCCAAATTACGGATATTATTCAAGTATTTGAAGCATCTGTAAAAACTTCTCAATTAGTTGTAGAAACTAACGAAGCTATCGCACAAACATCAAAACCTAATACTGAAAAGCCAAAAAAATAGGCTGGGGGGAGGTTTTAGACTTCGCTATAGGTGAGATAGGACTTCTCCCCGACCAATTTTACGATATGACGTGGGCTGACTATAATAGGTTATTATACGGTCATATTAAAAAAGAAACTAAACAATGGGAGCATACTCGTAGCATATTGGCTATGTTGTATAATGCAAATGTAAGTAAGAAGGCCGACCAAAAGTCGCCAGATAAACTTATGCCATTGTGGACAGACAAACTTGGTAAACCCAAAAAGCCCAAACAAGAACCATTAAGCAAAGAGGACTTTTACAAAGTCGCTAACAAACTAAATAACAATGGATAGTAATTTTCAGGTAACCATAACCGCCAATATACAAGACCTTGTAAGCAGAGTATCTGCTATAGAAAAGGAATTAGGCAAAATAAGTTCTGCTGCTGCAAATGCCGGAAAGGGCATAAAAACATCATTTGATTCTGCATCTACATCTGTAACAAGAGTTGGTGTTGATATGAGTAGAGCAAGATTAGCTGCCTTTGCATTTGGTCAGGTTATTCGTGATGCTGGATTCTTTTCTCAAAACTTTGGTCTTGGTGTATTAGCAATATCAAACAACATTCCAATACTTATTGACCAATTAGTTTTACTTAGTGGTGTTTCTGCTGCTGTTGGTGCTGCAATATCTTTATTAGGTTCTGCATTAACTGCTGGTCTTACCATATTTGCTTATTGGGCGCAAAGAGTTCAATACGATGGTGGGAATGTAGGTAAGGAAATACAAAAAATGGCTCTTGATAGTGAAACATATATAGGGCAATTAGTAGATTTTTTAAATAGACCTCCTGCATCTACTTTATTAAATACTGTAATTGGTGGATTCAGAGAAGGGTTTGAATTACTAAAGCAAATAACTAAAGCTGGTATAGAATTAATAATAGCAATATGGAATAGATTTGGTACAGAGATAAATATGGTGATGAACTATATCTATACTATTGTATATAGCCAAATGAATAATGTCCTGAATGTTATAAAAATTGTAACCGGCATTATAAATGGAGATTGGAATTTACTTTGGGAGGGGATTAAAGCAATAACATTTAATGTTATAAACAGCATAATATCTGCTATGCAAACTTTGCTTGTTGGGGTATCTACCTTAATGGGTGCTTTAGTAGGTAGTACAAATGCTGCTATGGGTGCTTCTATATCGGCAGGTGGTAAATATTTAGCTCAACTTGGAGATAAGTTAAAAGTTGCAACAGGAAAATCAAATGACTTTAGTTTTAGTATAAAAGATTGGCTAAAGGGATTAAATTTTGCTTCTACCGCATCAGATAAAGCAGGAAAAAGCATAGGAACATTTGGGGATAAATTAGATTTAGTTGGATTAAAAACATTTAATTACGAAACTGACCAATTCTTAACGGCTACTAAACTATTAGGTAAAGCTGGTGCTGTAAAAATAAAAACAGTAGACTTAACAAAAGGTCAAGGTCTTGGTGAATATACAGCTCAATACTATAAGGACTTAGAAGTTTTTGAAAATAGAATAAATGATATTTTTGGGTATGGTTTAGCAGAAACAGTTTCAAATAGTATGCAAGCAGTTGGAGAAGCTATTGCAAGTGGTGGAAATATAGGAAAGGCTCTTGGTGATGCTTTATTAGGAGGACTTAGTTCCGTTTTAGTCCAATTTGGTACATTATTGATAGCAACTTCATTTGCTGGATTACAATTCTCTAAAGCATTCAAAAAGCTATTTGACCCTAAGCAATGGGGCCTTGCATTAGCTGCTGGTATTGCATTAACTGCATTAGGAGGAACATTAAAAGGTTTTGTTTCAAGCAAGTCAGGCGGAGGAGGTTCTAGTTCTAGTACTTCAAGTGGTTCTTTCGGAGGTGTAAGACCATTTGCAAGCGGAGGTATTGTTTTTGGTGATACATTAGGACTTATGGGTGAATATCCAAATGCAAGGTCAAATCCCGAAGTTGTTGCCCCATTAGATAAACTAACAAGTTTAATTAGTGGAAGTCTTGGTGATATTGGTGGTAATATGGGTGGTCAATTAAGTGCAAGAATAAGTGGTAACGATTTAGTTATCTTATTAGATAGAGCAAGCAAAAATAGAAAAAATTACTTCTAATGGCATATACAGGGTACGGTGCAAAATATACTTTAACATTTTCTGATGTATTTCAGAATAATAAAGACCAATACATAGCTACTATTTATCGTAAAGGATATTCGGGTGCTATTGTAGAAGTAGATGGTGGTTCAAGCCCTTTGGTTATTGAAACTGATAGCACAGGTGGTAATGGAGGTTATAGACCTATTATTGCTACTAAGGCTTCTTTGAACTTAGTTATTGCGGATGTTAGGGTAGAAGATGAATGGGAAGACAATACAAATATTTGGGAGCTATACAACTTAATTTTAGGCTATACAGGATTTGACTTTACCGAATTTATTACAGCTGAATATGATACATTCTTATTAGAAGTTAAGAAAAAGAATGGGGCTTCTTATGATATTATTTGGCAAGGATATTATGTATATAATACAGATGTTTCGTTAAATGAAATAATGCCAATTAAATTTTCATTACAATTTACCGATTTCGGTTTAATGAAGATAAATAGATTTTACAATTTTACAACTGGAGATACTAATTTAATAAAATACTTTCCTAGTGATAAAATATCTTTGCTTGATGTAATAATGAGATGTTGTTACTTTTCTTATATTACTACAAGGGCTTCAATAGAAGTTTCATCTTTCACTTACAATCAAAGTTATTTAGATGGTAATGGTGGTACACAAACAGAGTCATTAGGTCTTGATAATATATTTATACAAAAAAATGCCTTTATTGAGGCTTTAGGTAAATATCAAAATCTATTTGATGTTCTTTCGGGAATTTGTAGCCAATATGGACTTATAGCATTCTTTAAGAACAATAAGTTTTGTGTAAGGTCATACGATAAATTAGTTAATAACACAACTGGAACAATATCTACAAAAGAGTATTTAGTAACTTTTTATAATGATGTAACAGATAAAGTTGACTATACATTTGATGCTAATGTTACTGAAAGTGATTCGGTAGTAGCATTAAACTCAAGCACATTTAAAAATATAGGTCGTGACCAAAATATAAAATTTAATTATCCTATTGAGAGTATTGCAATATCTAACTCTGATTCCATAAATAACAATACGCCAAACCATACTATGGCATCACTATCACAAGTAAATTCACCCGGTGCTGGTTTATATTACTCAATAAATAGTTGGTATGCGCCAAGTGGTATTGAATGTGATTTTGATTTTTATGACCAAGTTAGTGCGGGTGCTCCAAATTGTGTAGCATTGCCATTTTATCCATATACAAAAATTAAAACAGATACATACGGAACTAATTTTGCTACTCAATTTAAAACTAAATATGTTGGAGGTTTTGATAGTGGAAGATTTATTGATAGCGAACCATTTTCTGTTACAACAAATGATGTATTTTCTTTATCTTAT